TTTAAATTACCGACTCAGTAATCATTTGCACATTATTTGCCGCTAACGCCGCTTGCCAATTTGTACCAAAATACATCTTTTTAGGCCAAGTTACAGTGTTAGCCATCTTATCCATTTCATCGTTTGACCACGGGCCAGAGGTGAAATAATTAGTCGCAGGGTCTAAACCATCAGCAGATGCGCCTGTAATAAAGACGGTATCGCTCATATCAGCCTGTGCAGCGGCTTGATCGGCGGCTGCAATGATGACGGTTGCTTGTGTGAAATCGCTCATATTTTTCCTTGAAGGCTAATAGGCTTTCGTTTTGCCATTTACGTAGGTTTCAGTATTGCTAATCTCTGTGGCGGTCAGGGTTTTTCCTACAATGATGGTTTGAAATTCTGCGCCATTAAAATACAAAGATGAACCGCCTCTTGCGCCAAAGTACAAAGCATAATTGCCGTAATTGCCTATTCCTTGCGTAGCTGTATTAGTTATGGCTGATACATTGTTAATGTTTGCATTTAATGACGGAGCAGAAATGTTTGCCGCCATGTTTAAAGTATTTGTAATAGGCGCAGCAAAAGATGATGCACTTGCCGCAGAAGCTAATAAAAGTCCTCCACTACCAATGCCATAATTAGCCGCAGCGGAATTTGGCGCAGTAATATAAAAAGTACCAATATTTAGTAAAGAACTAGCACTTAATTCAGTAAAAATTTCAGTTGCTGAATCACTTAATTTTCTAAGCCCCGCAAAAACAGTTACTTGCGCCGTAGCAGTAAAGTCAACGCTTGCAGTCGAGAGTGATTGACTTGAACCATCGTACTTAATGTATTGAGGAAAACCTACTGTGTCGTAGACAGATGAGGTATCTACACGCTGATAAAGGGGAATTAAGCCTGTGGCTTGGTTTGCGGGTCGTAAATCTGCGCCCCAAACAAATAAACCATTTGTTCCATTTCCTGTGTAACTACCTGCGCGAGCAGCAGTACCGCTGTTTTGAATCCATGAAAATAAACTGTATGTTCCTGCGGTGAGCGTGCTAGTAATTGTCAAACGATACCAACCGTTACCCGCATCAGTAATAGTGGCGTTAGTATATGTACCCGCAGTAATAGTGCCAGTTTGCAAATCAAAATTGGCATAATTAGTACTAGCTGGGGTATTCCACAACAGTTGGATGTATCTTGCTTCGCTTGCTTTTGCGTAAATAGAACCAGTGTAAGACGTAGCTACAACCGTGTTGCCTTGTCCAACCCCTGTTGCCGCAGTAGTTGCTGCGCTTACAATTTTGTCTGCTGTTAAACCACCAATTGGATCGGTTGTTGCGTTAGCTGAAATAGTGCAATTATCTTTATTCCACGCCGAATTATCTAACGCTTCAGTCTTAGTCAGCAAGTTATACCGAGCCGACAGAGTTGGGCGTTTTGCGTTTGTTGTTTGCGTACGATGGTTATTGTTGCCTGACAAATCAAGTTGTTTGCCTACAGGAGATTCAAGCGCGGCGGGTATTGTTCCTGCTGAATCTTGAAACATTGAATCGGTATTGCTATCGTCAAACCAAACGCCTTGCGTTCCATTGGCAAAAAGCAACCGAGGGGAAAAAATATTTCCACCACTTCTGCTATTGTGTCGGCTTAATCCACGATGCATAATTAAATTCCGTCACCTGGAGTAATGTACACAGTCGAGTTTGATGATGCCGTACCTGTAAAGTAAGCACCTGGTACAAACGAAAATACTTGTGTAGTGCTCGGCAACAACGGGATAGCCGCACCTGAACTTGTGACGTTTGCAGAGTTGCTGGTTGCATTTGCTGCGGTTGCACCAACACCAAGAAACACCGTCTGGGTGCTTGGATTCTGCACAAGGTATTGGTTTGCTGCGGTAGTTGTTGATACCCCTTGCACAGGCGTAGGCGCAGTTGCAGCAGCAATAAATGTCACCGTGTTGCCCATTGGGGTAAAAGCCATGACTCCCATAATATTTCCTTATAAAAAATAATACAAAACTTAATTTTTTCAAAACAACGGGGCGTTGTAGTATTAAAGTTTTTTATAAATTAATTAGAATTGTTAAATATTTTCTAACGCATTTAACCGTGCTTCAAAACCTCGTGCGATAAATAAAAGCAATTGATCTGAACGAAAACCGTATGTATTGCCAGCTTCACGTTTTGTTTCTCGCCATGCTGTTTCTTTTATTCCACCTTGCACTAAATCGCCGTTTTCATTTGTGACTTGGTGATACGTTGCAGCGTGATCTTCGTATTCTGCTTCCCATTCATCGTAACAAATAAAACCGTAAGACATAGCGTTTAAACCATGCGAATCCATAATTTCAATGCACCGCTGAACTGTCATACCAATATGAGTGCGAGCAGCTTTACCTTTTTTTGCTATTGAATCTAAAAAGCTAAATGCACCAATTTCTTTAGCTAATTCTTTTGCTGCTGCCAACTCTGCATCATTAAGGTTGCGCACTTTAGTTTTTACGCGAGCGTCTGAAGTGTTAATTGTGCCATTTGACGCAAAAACTTCAGACCAACCTTGCCCAGAAATACCTAACTTTTGAGTGCCGTTTGCGCCAGGATACAACGCACCTAAATTTGCACCTGCAACATTTCGCAAAAACAATAAATTTGTAAAAGTTGGCGTTGTTCCCGCAGCGGCTGAAGCAGCCCACCGAAATGTTATGTCGGTTGGGCCAAAATACATTGATTGAATTTGATCTGCGTAGTCATAAGTGTTTGACTGCATATTATGGTTATACGCCACGGATTTATATCCGTTACCCGCATCACCCATGAATATTTTTACTGTGCTACCAACTGAAACTACCCCAGAATTATTAAAATTTGTTTCTGCTCCAATAACATTTTTTCCTAGACTGTTAGGAATAAAAATTGGATATTTATTGGTTGCTGCGCTGCTTTGATTACGAATGTAAATGCCGTATTCGTTAATTACCGTTCCAGTGCCTGAATGCGCTGCAATGTCTGCACCATAAACATTTGTAACCGTTCCGGAGTTTACAATTGGGTAACTTCCTAGACCGTATATATTTGAAAGAGTACCGGTTCCGTTGTGTACATTACGGGCTTGGAAAGCAATAATGTGATCTAAATTATTTGACCCTTGAGATGACAACGCCGCATCAAAAGAAGCTGCTGCAATACCACTAGTTGACGGAGAAAAAATTGTTTGATCACGAAAACTATGCGGAGATGCAGCACCCGCATGAGTTCGATTAACTCGAAATATTGCATCGGGAGTGCCTGAATCGTCAGTAGCTATACCCTCAAATCTATTTGCAGTTGCTAAATTTGTGACGGTAATATTAGTAAATGATATGTTTGTAATATTAATTGAACCACTTGAAATCGTAACATTGCTCAACGTCACGTTAGCAAGGCTTGATGCTGTATTGCCTAAACTAATATTTGTTGTTCCAATTGTAATTGGAGTTGCAAAGTTAGCGTCTAATTGCGACAGAGGAATTGCAGAAGACGCAGTAGCAAAAATATATGGTACCGTCATGTTAGAACCTCGTTCTTAATTCGTGTTCAAATTCAAATGTGTTGTACGAAAATCCAGGAGCTTGTGATGTAACCGTTAATCCCAAATACTTGCCCCATTGTTGAGCATCTGATTTGTATAAATAATAACCTTGTGTAAATGTCCAAGGAATAATTACAGAACTATTATTTGTCCAAGAAATAAGTTGACCGCTGTTGTTTTGCCATGTTGATTGATCAAGCAAAATATAAGGTGGGCTTGAATTGTATTCAGAATCAACAGTTGCAATAATTTCATTACCAACAACACCAGTTGCTTCAATACCAAATTTTAATGCTTGTTTAGTGCGGATTGGGTCACTCATTGGTAACAACGCGGTTTGTACCCGTGACGTAATTGAAGCTGAAGCGTTGCCGTACAACTGATACAGACTAGTGCCTGAAGTGCCAAACAGCGTGACTAAACCACCAACTGGCACCGAGGTCACATAAGCTAACGAATCACTTTGGCTAGTCAAAAACCATTTTTTATCAAAAAACACCGCTTGCACATAACGATACGATTGCGTGAATTGAGCATCGTAATAACGGAAATTAAACGCCGCACAAAGAATATTATTCAACAATACTTGTCCGGCATAAATTGGATAACTAAAATCTATGCCCGTAAAAAGTCCATCCAAACCATCTGACAATTTAGAAGTTGTTGATCCAACCAATGCGTATATTCCGTAGTCGTTTAAAAACAAGACAGAACGGAAATATGGAAAAATTGCGTAGGGGCGTTTACTGCCCACAGAGGCTGATACGTTGGTGTTGGTAAAAATAGTAATACCGTTGGTGTCTACCCGAACGTCAGAAAAGACGTTGATTGAGTCATCACCAAAAATGTACAAAAAATTATTTGCCGACAATATCTGTTGAATGTTGCCATGCAAAGTAGAGTCTGTCAGAACAAAAGAGCCAGCTGACACGCTTGTAAAGTCTGAGTAGCTTCCAGCCGCAGAATAATAAATAGTCCTACCGGCAGCAATAAAAACGCGACCGCTAAAAGAAGCAATCCCACAATTAAGGTCGCTGTTAACAATGCCTTTAAGAACAGCACCTGAACCTCCTCCACCGCTTACGGTGACAACAAGATTGGCTGCGTTGGTGTAGCCCGACCCTGGGTTGGTCATCACAATTTGAGCAATAGCACCGCTTCTTAATACCGCTGTGCCGGCAGCACTTGACCCACCACCACCGCTAAAAGTTACCACGGTGTTTGCAGCGTTTGTATAACCCGTACCGCCAGACACTACAACTGCCGAGGCCGTGCCGTATGCAAAGGTCACCACACCGGCAATAGCCGTTGCGTTTGCGCCACCACCGCCAGAAATAGTCACGCTTGGGGGCGGTGTTGAATATCCTGTCCCTGCATTTTGCAAAGAAACTAAAACAACAGTATTTGCTAAAACTGAGGCTGTAGCATTAGCCTGAACGCCATTAGCGTCCGTAGGAGCGCCGATTACAACCGTGGGGTTACCTGTGTAGCCTGTGCCACCGTTTGTGACCGCAATAATTCCTACAGAGCCTACAGAGACAACGCTATTGCCATCCCAAGTAAAGTAACCTTTAAGCGGATCAAGAATAAGCATCCGTTCGTTTTTCCATTGGCTTGTCTGAATGCCTGAATTGGAAAACGTACCTGTAACAGCAACATTGCCTTTAGCTTTAGTGGTCAGGTTGTAATACTCAGCGCGACCATCTGCTTCAAACGCAATCACGTAATCTGTAACATCAATATTGCAAGACGTTAAATGGGTAACCGTGTTTGCCCAAACAACAGCATTTCCTGCACCATCTTTAGAAGAAATGTAGTTAGGAATAATCCGTAAATTGCCGTAACCAATTGGTTGTGCGTTTTCAACCCAAGAAAACTCATCTTCTTCAATTGCTGTACGATTAGCTTTAGTGTTAAGCCCTTTAAATTGCTTAACAACTTTATAGCTTTTCTTTTGCTCTGCGGCGGCCATGATTAGTACGGACTACTATAAGCAGACGGAATCCTGCGCGTAAACACAGAATTCAAGATACTTGTGGCTTGCTTGAGATACTCTTGTTTATAAATCTCCGCTTCACCAAAAGACTGTTCGTAATACTTAGCCAAATAAGCCGCATAAAACTTTGGAGCACTTGTGTACGGGTCTTGAATAGAATCAGCAACCGTTGGTGTTGATAAAGAAAGATTGGTTGGCAAAATTACCGTATCAATTTCAAGTTGATACACTTGGTCGGGGATAGGCCCAATATAAATAGTGTTTTGCCCATAGATTGAAAACGCAGCAGGACGGCCAATAAAATTCTGCCAAAACCGCAACCTGGCGTTAAAGTCACTCCAAGACAAATAGTCTAGCGGCACCCGCGAGTTACCCCAGTACAAGTTGATATTTAAAATATCAAGCGTGTTTGCACCTTGTGGCAAAGTGACATACGGGATTTGTTCTACATTACCCACATAGGTCATTCCACAAGTCCCATTCAAGAATTCGGTGCTCGGTGGATAGTTTGTGGTGCCAGAAGGATATGCTGGCGCGGTTGAATCACTTGTGCCGGCGGTTGTCACTTGGTAAACAAAAATATTGCTAAAAACAAATTGACCAAGTGTGTATGCGGTGCTTGCAGCCCATGCGACAGGATTTGTCGCAGTCACGCCATTAAGCGGATTAGCAACTGGTGCGGGTGATTGAATAACTTGGATAGTACGCAGACAGCCGGTATCTCTGACCGTGCGTTGACGGGCAGAATTGATGTAGTCTGTTAGCTGCTGATCCGTGTAAAAATTTGCATTGGCATCATGCAGCAAACGTCTAACTTCGGTAATGTATCCCGATAAGTTTTGCGACATTTACTTTCCATAATCTTTAGGCTACTGACAGGACTTTTCCCCCGCGAGGTTTTACAACCTCTAGGGGTACTCGTTCCACGATCGGGGATAAGGAATCGTTCTTTTTAGGCGGCTGGTCAGAAAACTGCCACTTGGACATCCGGTCAATGCCTTCTTCCAAATCATTAGCAGTTCTAATCCAACCAAGCCGCGCCAAATACGGTTCTTTGTTTTCATCTCCATAACCAAAAACGTGTTTGGCAACTTCAATCGGTACTTCTACCGTTTCGCCTTTGCCAAAAGTATAGAATTTGCCGGCATAACCGTCTTTCAATACTTTGTCAGAATGATTGGTTACAAAAATGTTAATCATTAGAATCCCACTACTTGTCCAAAAACGCAAATGTCAACGGTGTTAGCGTTGCCAGAAGCGGTGTTCACATTCACAAACAATGCAGAAGTTGTGTTTCCTGATACAGCGGTGTTGGCACCAAAAGCACCAGCAACCGTTAAATCTTGAAACCTGTTAACTGCGCTGACCGTAGACAACACCACGTTTGCAACAACAGCGTTAGAAATATTGCCATCGCTACTTGTGGTAATAGATACGTTGGCAGATGCAATACTGCCACTTGGATTTTGAACAGTAATGCGCCGAATAATTACGCTGCCTGAAGTTGATGCGTTACCGCTGTTGGTTAAACCACCACGCAACAGAGGCAACGTAACAACAGCATTTCCAGCAGTATTAAGTGCAGTAGCGCGAATTTGTGCAACCAAACCAAAACCAAAACTGTCTAGGGTTAGTTGACCTACTGAATCTGCGTTAGACATAATTGCTCCTTAACTGTTAAAAGTACCGGAAGCAGCCTGACCACCGTTGACCGTAGCCAAAGTAATTGTTGTGTTAGTTGCAACAGTTACGTTTGCACGCACGTTAATCCCGTCACTTAACAACACACCACCGGTATTGTTACCAATGAGAGTTGACCAAGTTGAAGGAGTTGTGCAAGCGGTATTGGTGTTGTAAGCCGACACCGCTTCAATCGTTACGTTTGCAGTAGGAAACAACAAAAACGTTCCTGCGGGAACTAACGTTGTAGCGTTGTTTGCAGAAAGTGTAGTGAGTTGCCAATAAGCACCAGGCGTATTCATGCCGGCACTTGCGAGGACAATCTTGTTTAGACC